AAGGTTGGGACACAGACTTTGCTAAGCAACTTCAGCAAAAGACTGTTGATTTTGCCTCACTAGCAGGTGGAACAGTAGGTCTTGATGTGACTATGACTAGTGCGTTTGAGACAGAAGTATCTGCTCAATACAAAGTAGCACAACTTTTCCGTGAAATTCCTGTACAATCAGGTGCAACTGTACTACCTTTCGCACCAGAGCCAGGTTTAGCGACCTTCTCAGCTGCAGGTATTAGTGCTTCTTCAAATATGTTGACAGACAACTCAGACAACAACTACACAGTTCAAGAAAGAATCTTGAACGCAAAGAGAGTAATCGCAGGTACTTACATCGGTGCTGACACTGATGAGCAAGTAATTGTATCATTACTCCCAATGCTTACTGAAAGATTAGCAGTTGCTCATGCAAGAGCAATTGATTCTGCTATCTTAATCGGTAACTCTTCAATTGCAGGTCTTGTTGGTGGTGCTGGAACAGACGGTTCAGGTTCATTCCTTGCTGCTGATTCTGCAAATGTAGCTGACAAAGATGCTTCTGCAACTGATGAGTCAGATGTTGTAAGCGCGGCTAACGTACTTACCATGAGAGAAGAAATGGGTAAATATGGAATGGATCCAGCAGCACTTGCTTTGATTCTACCATATGACCAGTATTACAGACTCATGGATGATGCAGGCTTTGCAGATATCTCAGAGGTCGGAAACGACGCAGCTGCTGGACGAGGTGTAAACCCACGTGTAACAGGTACTCTTGGATATGTGTATGGTGTACCCGTAATTGCCTCAGAATTCCTTTCTAATCAGTTAGGTGCAACTGGAGCGGCTACTACAACTGCAGCATTGCTAGTAAACACTGCTAACTTTGTAATTCCACGTTTACGTGGCGTAAGCATACAGAGTGATACAGAGATTGCAAACCAGAGAACTGCTCTAGTTGCTTCACAATCTTTAGGATTTGAGCAATTAGCAGCTAATGCATCTGGTGCACAAACTGCTGTAAGAATCGAGTACGCATAATCTGTACTATATATTACTTGGGGGAGGGAAACCTCCCCACAAGTTTTTACTAATGGACTTATAATATGGCTGATTTAATAACTTTAGACGACTACAAAGATGCTGAGAGTATAACTTCTACAAAAGAAGATACACGACTCACATCCCTTATAGGCTCTGTGAGTCAATTAGTAAAAACTTATTGTGGAAACTCAATAATTGATTTTTATTCAACAAATAAAACAGAAACATTTAATATTGATTATGAAACATATTTAGTACAGCTTACCGAAAGTCCTATAGTTTCGATTGTAAGTGTAGAAATAAGAGGTACTTATCGAGAAGCGTATACTACACTGACTACCGGTGCATATGAGTACTACTTAGACAGTGAAACAGATACTATCATTCGTACAAATGAAGGTAACACATACAAGTATTGGCCTAGAGGTCCAGGTGCAGTACGAGTGGTATACAAGGCAGGATATGCATCAACTCCTGTAGATTTAAAGTTAGCAATTATTGATTTGATTCGATACTATCACAAAGATGAATACAAAACGAGACAGACAATTGCAGGAGCAAGTATTCAAAATAGTGCGTCTACCAGTCAAAGAGATAATGTAGGATTTCCAGATCATATAAAAAGAGTTCTGGATTTATATAAGACGTACTAATGAATTTATCACAGTTTTTAACAAAACTGCAAAAAGAGTTAGAAGGATACTCTGAGTTTAGAGAAGAGTTGGATAGACAGCCTCAAACTTTTGTTTTCAGCAAAAGAACTCTATTAACAGAGACAATAAAACAATTAGATAAAGGGCACGGAATAAAATTTACAAATAAAGAAAAAACAGATATTAAAACAATAGTTGATGCAGCAGGAGATGAACTAGTAAAAGAGTTAAAAAGAATACATCCAGGATTAAAAAGTCCAGGAGGAAAGTCAACACTAGTTTTTGAAAAGAATACCAATGTAGCAATTCCTAGTTATTTAGAAGAAAAAGGAATACCTGTAACACATTTTACAAATTTTAGAAAAGTAAAATTTGCATACAGAACTGCTATGAATGATATGTTTAAAAATTTACAAAATTATATTAAAAGTACGGGAAGAGATAGTATAAAAACAAAAACAGGAAAAGAAAAAGCATCAATTATGCACTTTTTTGATGCGGGACACGAAGAAAATGCAGGAGTTTTTGAAAGATTTTTAGATACTAAAACAAATTCTATAATGAAAGAACTAAATAGTAAAATTACTCAAGATTCAGAAATAGAAAGAAAGAAACTAATAAAAACATTAAAAAAATTCGGAATTAATATAAGTACAGATAAAGTAGATAAGAAAGATACTATTATTATAAAAATTGAGTCGGCAAGTAAGAATAGGAGCAGAGGGCAAAAATCAGGTTTACGAAGTAGAAAACTACAACAAAAAATTAAAAAATTTTTACAAAATTCTAAATTTGAAGATGTAACAGCTTCAGACTCTATAAAAGAACAAAATATTAAAAAATTAAAAAATGTGGCTATACAACCCTTTTTAAATAAAACAAATATTAAAGTTTCAAAAGGAAAAGAAATTGTAAAAGAAACTAAGGTTAAACGTACTAAAAAAGTTAAATCAAAAATTAAAAGTACTGCACTATTATTAAATGAAAGAGTCAGAGTTAAGGGTAGAAAACGAAAAGAAAAAGCTACAAGCTCAACTTCCGAACTTTTAAGAATGATTGCAATGATAAATAAAAGATTACCAGATGTAGTTAGAAAGAATATGCAAGAACCTGCACTACAGAATAGAACAGGACGTTTTGCAGATAGTGTAGAAGTTACAGAAATTGTTCCTACACCTAAAGGGTTCCCCAGTGTAGGATATACATATAGAAAAAACCCTTATCAAGTATTTGAAATGGGACAGGGAGAACCACCGTGGGCGACTCCAGAAAGAGACCCAAGAAAATTAATTGATAGATCTATTAGAGAAGTTGCAGCTCAGCTTGCTATGGGAAGATTATTTACGAGGAGAGTCTGATGTCTATAACATCGAGAGATTATACTACTAGACGATTAGGAATCATAGAAGCTCTTGTAAATAAATTAAAAGATATAGACGGCACTGGACAATTTTTAACAAATGTAAATGAGAATGTTTCTCCTCGTTTAAAGTTTTGGGATGAAGTAGAAGAGTTTCCAGCTATTCATTTAAATGCAGGTCCTGAAACCAGAGAATATCAAGGTGGAGGATATAAAGATAGATTTTTTTCAGTTACAGTAAGATGTTATGTTCAAGATGAAGATACTGTTAGAGCACTTGATGAACTTCTTGAAGATGTTGAAACAGTAATTGAAGACAATGCAAGATTAACGTATAAAGATCGCAATAATGCTGATCAGCATACACAACAGATCACAATCGTCAGTATTTCAACTGATGAAGGTGTATTAGAACCTTTAGGAGTAGGAGAAATGCTCATTGAGGTTCGATATTAGAAAATGCAGGCACGAACAAAAGTTCACGCCCTAGCCTTTTCAAGATAACATAGGAGAAAACTATGGCAGACGCATTATTTTTTAGTCGCGATACCAAAGTGTTCGTTGCAATACAAAATGCCGCAGGAGTAGAGCAGGAAGTGTATGAGATTCCCGTATTAGACGGTTTTTCATTCTCACAAGCAACGAACGCAACAGAAGTAACGCTAAATGAAATGTCCGCAGGCAGTAACAACAGCCGTCGAGGACGTAAGATGTTTAATGACTCTCTCGCTCCTGCAGAGTGGAGTTTTTCTACTTACATGAGACCTTTTGCATCAACAGGAAGCGGAACTGAAGCCGCATCACAAGATGGAACAGCTAATATTCATGCAGTAGAAGAAGTATTGTGGGCAATGATGGTTGGAGATGCAGCACATACAACTGTATCTGGATCTCAAGCAGCAAACTTTACTGGATTTACATATGGTACTCCAGACTTAGATATTACTTTTGCAAACTCTAATAAAACTACTTTAGGAACTGCAAATATTTATTTTGTAATTGGAAGTGCTGGTGAAACTCAGACTGTATATAAGATTGCAAATTGTTGTACAAATGAAGCATCTATTGATTTTGATATTGATGGAATTGCTACTATTGCTTGGTCTGGATTTGGATCAAAAATTACAGAAGAGGCTTCGGCTTCAACAGTAACAATTAATGAAGGAGTAAGCACAACTACTAACTTTATTCGAAATAGATTGACTGAGTTAAGTGCAGCATCCACTTCACCTACAAGTACTACATATGCACTAACTTTAACTGGTGGTAATATTACAATTTCAAATAATATGACTTTCTTAACGCCAGAAACATTAGGAATAGT